TGTCTGCGCCGTCCTCCACCGCCCACCTATTTCAAAGGCCGATTATGAATAACACGGTTGTTATCCCCGCCCCGCGACCGGCAGACGCTGCCGAGCCGCCGGTAAAGAATACGTTTTTCTGGCCTGACGTTGACCTGCAGCAGCTGCGCGATTCACTGCGCTATGAGGGAACGGTCACGGCGCAGCGCCTGCGCCTGGCCGTGAAAACGGCGATTTCAGAAGTGAATGCCGAGCTGTACGACTGGCGCGCCGCGCAGATTGCGGCGGGCTTTAAGGTGCTGGCCGACGTGCCTGCGGAATCGCTGGACGGCGAGAGCGAAAAGATTACGGCCTACCTTGCCGCCGTCGGCGCGCTGACCGCCGCCACCATCGTTGAGCGCTATCGGGGCTATGACGCCAGCGGCACGAAAAAAGCGGGCGAAATCGAAGCGAGCGCCGACGAGTACTGGCGTGACGCGCGATTCAGTATCAGCCGCATTGCCGGTAAGCCTGGCTGCATTGTGGATCTGCTCTGATGAACGTTTACGCGCAGCAGGGCGATACCGTTGACGAAATCTGTCAGCGCTATTACGGGCGAACCGGTCAGGCCGTCGAGCTGGTTTATGCGGCTAATCCGGGCCTCGCCGAAAGCGGGCCGGTGCTGCCACACGGCTGCGAGGTGACGCTGCCTGATCTGCCTGAATCTTCAGCAGGTGAAACCGTCAACCTGTGGGACTAAACATGGAAAAAATCAGCTCTGTGATCAACTACCTGATTGGCCTCATCCTGATGTGGTTTGGCCGTCATACGCCACAGGATATCGCCTTTATGGTCGGTTCCGGCGTGGCCGTTATCACGCTTATTACTAACGTGGCGACGTTCTTTATCAACTGGCATTACCGCCGTAAAACCTACGAGCTGCAGCGCCTGCGGGGGGTGAGCCTTGAGCCAGACCGTTAAACGCTGCGCCGTGGTGGCCGTGCTGGCAATTGCTGCGCTGCTGCCACAGTTCAAAACCCTGAAAACGTCCGAGGCCGGGCTTGCGCTTATCGCCAACGCCGAGGGGTGCCGCACCTCGCCCTATCAATGCAGCGCCGGAGTCTGGACGAATGGCATCGGTCACACAGAGGGCGTGACGCCGCAAAGCCAGGTCAGCGAGCGGCAGGTGGCGGTTAATCTGGTGTATGACGTGATGCGTGTGGAGCGCGGGATCGATGCCTGCATGCGCAGCGATATGCCACAGCCGGTCTATGACACGGCCGTTTCATTCGCCTTTAACGTCGGCGTGCGCGCGGCCTGCAGCTCGACCTTTGCCCGTTATATCAGGCTGCAGCACTGGCTTGATGCCTGTAATGAGCTGCGGCGCTGGGTGTTCGTTAAGGGCGTGAGAAATCGCGGGCTGGAGAACCGCCGCGCGAATGAGACAGCCTACTGCCTGCGGGGCGTGTCATGACGCGCCTGATTGCCGCTTTGCTGGCCGTCGCTCTGCTGGCACTGGGCGTGACCGGCTGGCAGTGGAAAGTCGCGAAGGACGATCTGACCAGCGCGCAGCGCATTATCGGCACGCTGTCGGCCGGTATCGAGAGCCGGGATAAAGCGATAGCGAGGCTGGATGCCGATGCAAGGGCCAGCCAGAAGCGTGAGGCCGAGCTGCGGCTGATGCAGGGGCGCGCCAGTACGGCCGCGCTTAACCGTGAAATGACCATACAGAGAGAAACCGATGCAAATCCGATACTGCGTGACTGGTCTGCTGCTGCTCTGCCTGACGATGTTATCCGGCTGCACGCCCGCCCGGCTTTCAGCAGCGCCAGAGATTATCTGGATTGGGTGTCCGCGCGTGACAAGCTGCCCGGTGCCGGGAAACAGCCTTAAAACGGCGGGCGATCTGGCGGCGGATAATCGCCAGTTAGAGGCTGCGCTCGCTGCCTGCGGGCTGCAGGTCGAAATCATCAAAGACTGTCAGGAGCAGCACGATGCTGAAACCACAACAATTACGTCAGGCGCTGACCGACAGCGTGCCGGAACTGCAGCGAAACCCTGAGGCGCTGAACGTGTTTATCGACAGTGGGCGCATCGTCTCGACGCTTGCCAGCTCGCTGTCGTTTGAATACCAGTACCGGCTTAACATGGTCATTACCGATTACGCCGGTAACATCGACCTGCTGATCGTGCCGCTGCTGGCATGGCTTCGGACGAATGAACCCGACATCATGGCAAGCGAGGAAAAGCGCCGGACGGGCTTTACCTTTGAGGCGGATGTTATCAGCGACACGGCCAGCGATATCAGCATTGAGCTGCAGCTGAGCGAGCGCGTGATCGTGAAGCAGGCCGACGACGGGCTGCACGTGACCCACGTCGGCGAGAACCCGCTGCCGGAGAATGACGCCCGGCCGGTGCAGCTTTACGTTAAGGGCGAGCTGGTCAGCGAGTTGCAGGCATGAGCGAGCTGCAGCTGGTAAATGACCGGCTGGAGGCGCTTATCAGCAGCCTGTCAGCCCCGGCGCGTAAAGAGATGGCGCGCACCATCGCGAAGAAGCTGCGCGCGAGTCAGCAGCAGAACATCAAGCGACAGCAGGCTCCAGACGGCACGCCGTTTAAGCCCCGCAAAACGCAGCCGGTGCGCAGCAAAAAGGGCCGCATAAAGCGCGAGATGTTTGCAAAGCTGCGCACGGCTAAATACATGAAGACGCAGGCCAGCCCGAATGAAGCCGTGATCGAGTTTGCGGGTAACGTGCAGCGCATGGCCCGCGTGCATCATTACGGGCTGCGCGACCGGCCATCGCGTAAAGGTAAAGAAATACAGTATGAAGCCCGCCCTTTACTGGGTATTAGTGAGCAAGAGATAAAAATGATTGAGGATTTAATAACATCAGCACTAATATAATAAAAAATGACGAGGGCTACTTAATGTTAATCGACCTATTTTTCAAAGTGATGTTTTTGCTGCTAGGGCTATCGCTAATCATTGCAAGCGCTATAAACGCTACTGTAGGTAATGCTTCTGGAGGTACGATTTGTTTGGTTGCGGGAATATTAACGATAGTTCTTTTTCAATTTGATGTTAAGAGTTTCAAGGTTTTTGGGCTGGCAGCAGAGCTTCGGGAAAAGTTAACAGAAGCCGATGAGATATTAGATAAATTGCGGGCAATATCAGTCCCGGTTAGTGAAATAGCTATTTCATCCGCATCTCAGTCTGGAGGTTATCAGCAGCATTTGAAGAGAGAGCAGTTACATGACTACGTCTCGTCTATTAGTAGTGCTCTTGAGAAAATGAAGGTGAGTAAGAAAAAGATTGAGAGAGTTAAGCGTGGATGGTACACAGCTACTGCAGTTAACATGGCCGTACCTGTCCTTCAAGGAATCAGATATAAACTTACCTCTTTATGTGTTGAGCTTGAAAAAATCAATGGGGAGATTTTCTCAGGAGCTTCAAGTTATTCGGCAGAACAAGCTAAAAAGTTTGATGATCTTTATACAATGGCTCAAATTGAATTGCACGAGTTTGATGAGAGCATGGAGTTAAACTACAAAGACTACAAGTCATACCCAAGTTATTTAAATGGTCTCATTAATAACCTGAAGAGTTTAAAGCCAGAAGTTAAGCAGGAGCTGAGAAATAGATTTAAAGAAGAACTTTTGGATTTAGATTATTTAATAGAAAAGCATGAGCTAAGAAGGCCTGAAGTCTGGTTCCGCTACTAATCGGTACGGATTTGTTCTGTAGTATCTCACCAAACTCCAATCTTTTGAGGATGCTCCACTTTAGCGGCATCCTCACTTCATGAACGAACAAATTGCAGAAATTCAGCGCCTGCTGCGCAACCTGATTCGCATCGGAACCGTGTCGGCCGTCAACCTTGACGGCGGGCTATGTCGCGTCGATACAGGAAAAAACACAACCGGCTGGCTGCACTGGCTGACCGCCCGCGCGGGTAAAACCCGCTCGTGGAATGCGCCGTCAGTGGGTGAGCAAGTTCTGGTTCTGTGCTTGGGCGGCGAACTAGATACCGGCTTTGTTCTGCCGGGCATTTTCTCGGATGACAACCCAGCTCCGTCTGCCTCGGCTGATGCACTGCACTGGTCATTCCCTGACGGCGCGGTGATCGAGTACGAGCCGGAAACGGGCGCACTGACCGCAACCGGCATACAGACGGCAACCATCAAAGCAGCGGTAAAAATCCTATTCGACTCGCCCGAAGTGGAATGCACAACGCTGCTCAAAACTGCGCAACTGGAAGTCACGAAGGGCGCAACGATGAAAGGCAACGTTACGCATAGCGGTGGCAAGTTGAGTTCTAACGGTGTCGTCGTAGATGACCACGATCATGGCGGGGTGCAGCGCGGCGGTAGCAGAACGGATGGCCCACGATGACAACCGCAAAATATATCGGCATGAACCGGGAAACCGGCGGCACGCTGACCGATCTCGATCATATCCGGCAATCGGTGCGTGACATTCTGCTGACCCCTGTTGGCACCAGGGTGATGCGCCGCCAGTATGGTTCGCTTTTATCCGCGCTGATTGATCAGCCGCAAAACGAGGCGCTGCGCCTGCAGATTATGTCGGCCTGCTATATGGCCCTTCTGAAATGGGAGCCGCGCATAAAACTGACCGCCATCAGCTTTGAGTCGGATATCAACGGCGCAATGGTGGTTGAGCTGTCCGGCAACCGCACCGACAGCGCGCAGCCTTTTTCCTTAACCGTTCCTGTGAGCTGAGACTATGGCAACTATCGACCTGAGCCAGCTGCCTGCCCCTGATGTGGTGGAGCCGCTGGACTATGAAAGCCTGCTGGCCGAGCGAAAGGCAACGCTGATTTCCCTTTACCCGGCTGACCAGCAGGAGGCCGTCGCCCGCACGCTGACGCTGGAGTCAGAACCCGTCGTTAAGCTGCTGCAGGAAAATGCCTATCGTGAGCTGATCCTGCGCCAACGCATCAACGAGGCGGCAAAGGCCGTCATGGTTGCGTATGCGCTGGACGGCGACCTTGACCAGCTCGGCGTAAACAATGGCGTAACCCGCCTGACCATTACCCCGGCCGACGATACAACTATTCCGCCGACCGCCGCAATGATGGAAAGTAATGACGATTTCCGGCTGCGCATCGCCTCGGCCTTTGAGGGGCTGAGCGTGGCCGGGCCGACCGGCGCTTATGAGTATCACGCCAGAAGCGCCGACGGCCGCGTAGCCGATGCATCAGCCATCAGCCCGTCGCCTGCAGTGGTCACGGTGACAGTGCTCGCGCGTGAGGGCAACGGAGTGGCCGGTGATGATTTGCTGGCCGTGGTTAACGCTGCGCTCAATGACGAAGACGTGCGCCCGGTTGCCGACCGGGTGAGCGTGCAGTCAGCGAAGATTGTTAATTACGAAATCGAGGCCGAGCTGT